ATATCTGCATAATTCCTTATTTTTGCCAATCTATCTTATCAATAGTAAATGGATATTTGGCATCCTTGTAAAATTTCTTCCTCGCTGTGAGGTGGCGCTTGGCGAATTTACAAGTTGAAGTTATGTCCCAGATCTGTACAAAATCTTTATCTTCCGCTTTTCTAATACCGCGTCCAATTGATTGTATAACCCTAACAAAGCTCTTTCCGGGCTCAAGAAGAACCAGATTAAAAATACGGGGGATATTAATACCCACAGCGGCCACACCAAAAGTCGCCACAGTGATCTTGTTATCATTTGTTGCATGATCCTTGTATTCCTCTGCTCTTTTTGTACCTTTAACTTCACCTGATATAAACACTGCGCCTTCTATCATTTCTGTTAATAATTTGCCTGTATCAATTCTATTGACTAGAATCAATGTGTTGCCTGAGTCCGATAAGCCTTGTATAAATTTGCTAAAATATGTCATCCTGTCTTTGTTGGTCACAAGATACTTTAATTCTTCTTGATATGTTTTAAATTCTGGTAGATCTATCAGTTGCAAGATGTTTACATGTAAATTACTCAACACGCCCATCTCTTGTAATTCGTGTGCCTTGATGCCGCCTACTACTGGGCCAATTGATGCAAAAATAGGTTCCGCTTCAAATGCATCTTTAGGAACTGTGCCAGTCAGACCCCAGCGAATAGGAGCATTGCACAGGTTCTGTGTGAGTAAATTCTTCAACACTTCTGCTTTGGCCATGTGTACTTCGTCAACTATAACTGTCTTAACTCCATCAAGAAATTCTGCCAGTGTTAACGCAATATCTTCACTCCAGTTTTTACTTTTCTTGTCTAACACGTTGAGACTTTGCCATGTACATATGGTATGTGTACGTCCTAAATCTTTACGGTCGCCGTAGTAAACACCTACATCTAATCCCACAGCAATAAAATCTTCTTCCGTTTGCTCCACTAAACTTTTGTTAGGAACAATAGTAATCGTTCGTCCATATTTCTCTGCAAGCTGACTCAATGTTGCTGTTGTAATGGTTTTTCCAGCGCCAGTGGCAATCTCTTGCAGACTTTGTGTGTTGGTCAAGAACGTGTTAACAGCATCCACTTGATAATCACGCAACATGATAGGTTGACCTGCTTGTTGATGTCCAACAGGCCACACTTTGCCTTGATCAGCCCAATACGTTTCAGTTACAGGAACAAATTCAATTTTACGAGTTGTGCGCAAATCGTCCAATTCGTCAATACTGATATCCATGTCTCCAAGTATACCAAGGCACTTTTCTAATTGACTCAAATAACCGTTCCCGCCAAGTCCAAACATCGATACTTTACCATCCCACCGACCCAATTGATACGCTGGACGATACCGTGCTGTGGGATCTTCATACTTGAATGTGTTAGTCAGTTTTTTACGAGCTTCAAGGTTCAATCCTTCAAATTTAATATTGACTTCGTCTCGGATGATTAATTTTACGGCCATGTTCTCAGTATTTTTTGTTCAATTAGGGGAGGTGCTCCTGCCCATTCGATAATGCAATCGCAACAGTTAGAGTATACACTAGTTTTGCCATGACGAAGGCCCATTTTGGTATCCAATGCAATCACACTCATTGGCTTCCATGGATTATTGAGGAAAAACTTGGGAATTTTTCCACTCATCACAGCCGCTACTTTCAAGCCGTCATCCAGTCGGTGGTTGTATTGTTTCCCCGCAATGATACTGTTGAATTGTTTGCCCATGGGATCATTGGGCAATCTAAAGTAAATGCCAATACCGCTTGAAATACCGTTTTTTTCCAGGGCTTCTGACAAAATTTGCAAATTTGTCAAGTACTGTGCATTGACTATTGTGTCAAATACTACCAGCAATGGAAGCCTACGCAAATTTACCAAACTGGCTATGACTTCATCCATGCCATGCTGTTCTTTGTCCACCCACACTCTAGATTTAGGTCTGTTGGCAATCACCTCGACCAGCGTTTCACCGTGATTTTTTGCATTTTCCGTGAAATACTGATATCGCATACTTCGGTCATTGATGATATTTCGATCGATGGTTGTTTCAATACCAAGGTCATCGGTTATGCGTTGTAAAAAAGTTTTATGTTCAATATTTGACAACATGAACTGATTGCGAAATTCAGTTTCTGACCAGGATTTTATGGTGGTATAGTGGTTTTTTATGGTTTCGTCAATATCAAAACCGTGTGGCTCAAATGCTTCGTACAAGGCCACAATATTTTTTTCAGTCAGCTCGGCAGTCCATGTTTTGCCGGCCAAGGACGCTTCAAGCCCTTCCACTGTTTTTGACAAATTTTGGAGAATTTTACGAATTTCTTGGCTATATGTCAATTCTATGAATAATACAGATTCGTGGTCTTCATTTTTCTTGATATAGAATTTTTTAACCTGTTCTATGTGTCTAAAACTTTTTGACCAAATAGGAGTGGTCAAAGTGGAGGAGATTTCTTCGGAAAAATTTGGTAATTTTTTACTATTTTCCTTCAAAATCTTGATCAGCAAGCGACCTTGATTCTCAGTGATGAAAAAGTTGCTGGCAATTGATGAGGCCAAGCTACGCAACACTTTACTGTCCCTAGGTGCTATTGTTTCTTCAATAGTTGGCTCAGTAAAATTTACAATTTTTAATAATAGATTATCTACAGTCATCATACAGTAAGTATACACTAACAATCATCAAAGGTCAACCTCTTAGAAAAAAATAGGCCTATAATTATTTAAGGCCTATGGGGTCTGTTTTGAGCAGATTGATTATAAACTGGCGTCTTCCATTCCTGCAATACGCAATTTTACAATATTAGTGATTTGCCATTGTTTCTGGTCAAGTCCTTTAGTAATGCCTAACCATTTGTTTCTAAGCAAAGCAAATTCATTGATAATTTTTTCCATGTCAATTACATCTGCTTCGCCTTCGACAAATTTTTCACAATCTCTACTACTCAAAGCACGTTGGTAACTTTCAAGATACTTACGAAAGAAACCACTCTTGAGACGCCGGAGTTCAATGTTAAGATATTCCAATATTGCTTCGATTTCCTGTAGTTGGCTGAATCTATGTTCAACCACACCAGGCAATGCCGCACTAGCACGTTCCACGTTGCCGTATAATTTGACCTCTTTACGGGCTTCAATCAGTTCATCTTCAAAATACAGTACTGCATCGGGAATGTTACTAATGTCTTTAGCAATATCGGTATACCAACCCATTGTTATTCCTCGTCTTCGTCGTAGAGCTCATCTTCCTCAAGATCTTCCGATTCTTCGTCCATGTAGTATTCGATGGCAGCGTCTAACACACTGTCAACACCTGTTGCAGCCTGCATGACACGATCAGTTACACCATGATCTGCAAGTAAATCTACATAACGTTCTGCTACGCTATCGACAACTTTCTTGTCAACGTAGTCTGCGAAAAGCAACCAGATGTCACCGATTTGTGTTTCATTCAACATTTTCTTCTGTCTCCTCAGGAATGGTAGTTGTTGTAGTTTTGATATGAAATTTATTCATTATCATATCTAATTTATCATCTTTCCATTCTTTTCGGTAGAATTTGAATTCCTCACCTGTCTCTGGATCAACCCACTTGAGCCTGTTACCTTCTTGTTTTAACAAGCCGGCTTTCTCGCACATGTCCACCATTCCTGAATAAGGATTCATGCCAGTTTCATATGGAATCTTAATTTGCACAGTTTCAAAAGGTTTGGCATAACGGGTTTTCATGATCTTGCAACTTGCACGAATACCCATGACATCTGAAATCTTATTGCCGTCCTCATCCTCTTTGAGTTTGAGTTTTTTCATAGCAACAACAATCGAACTTGCATAAACAAAACCTTGTCCACCTGAGATCTTGTCATCTGGGTCAAACATGTCCTGGCTTGCATAAGTATGGTTTGTACAAACCATACCCACATTGTAACTACCAAACATATTAACACAGTTACGAACAAGACTTGTAAGTGCCTTGGGTTTACGGCCCATGTCTCCTTTCATATCACCAGCTTGAAACTGGTTAATGTCAGTAGGGGTAAGCAACATGCCCAATGAGTCTATGACAAATAACACTTTGGGACGCTCTGCCATTTCTTTGTACTCTTTCATGAATTCATGAATGGTTCGAGCCACATCATCGATCATGGCCATGTTGAGTTTAAGCAGTTTATCTTCGCTAGTGTCTACATCAAGAGCGTGTAGCCATTTTTCATCAAGAGCATTTTCTGTATCAATCAAGATAACATAGATACCTTGCTTCTGTGCGTTGGCAACCAAATTACCTGAACAGATAAAACTTTTACCAGCGCCCGATTCTCCGGCAAACACAGTGACTTTGCCTAACGGGATTCCTTTGTTAAAATCACCGCTGATTAGGTAGTTGAGCGTATAGTTGCCTGTGCTAACCCAATCTGTGGGATCGTTAAATCCCACACCAAGACCGTCAATACTTTTGGTCAAGGTCTTTCTAAATTTCGATAAATCGAAGGCTTTTGTAGCCATAAGTTAATTCTCCTAAATAAGATAACCTGGGCGTACAACTAGGTTGCAGAGGCCCAAGCCGTTTACGCTTTTTGACGATTGCGGATCATTGCCAAGATGTCTTGAGCACGTGAGTCGCCACCTGCGGTTGCTTCAGCCTTTGGTGCTGGAGCAGGAGCCGCTTTAGCCGCTGGCACATCATCTTCATCATCGTGTGATGCCGCTGGTGCGGGTGCGCTGGCTTTAGGAGTTGCTTTGTTGGGATCGCCAGTGTTTTGGCTCATACCCGCTGGTTTGAAGTATTGACCCCAACGTTCCATGTCATATGGCTCGCCGTCAACTGACGCTTCAAACATTTCTTTCATGACTTTCAATTCAATTTCGCCAGGCTTCTTGGGCAAAAAGTCACTCAGGTTATACAAGCCATTGGCTTTGACACCTGCTTGTTCTACGTCATTTAGTGGACGCTCACGACGTGCCCAACTTGATGTTGAGTAGTCGGCATATCCACCTTTGCTTGTTTTCTTCATGCGATAGTCTAAGCCATGCACATAGTCAGTTGGCAAATCTTCCAATTCTGGATCCACCAAAGCCGCACGAATTGACTGAAAAATCTGTGGGCCGATAATGAATCGTCGGATTGGATTTTCCGGAATGTCGCTGGCTTGTTCGCCAAGTCCGTCTTCAACAACGAAACCTTGGAAAATATAACTGCGCTTTTTCCAGTACTTACGACCCATATCTTCCAATGCTGGATCTTTGAACCAACCACGAACTTCAGCCAAGATTGGACATGTGTCGCCATACATTTCAACGCATGGTACTTGTACTGTTACTGGTTTGCTTTCTGATTCACCTTTAACGCCTGCGAATGGCAATTTGATCATTGCACGTTCGACCCAGAAAAAAGTGTTGTCGGAGTTACCGTCTGGTAAAAATCTAAGTGTAGATTCTCCGCCTTCTTTTAAATTCCAGAAGGGATAAATTGACTTATCTCCGCCTGTTTTGTTGTCTGATCCTTTAGATTCAGATGCCTTAAGTTTTGCTCTAATTTCTGCCAAAGTTGCCATAATAGTTCTCCTTTAATATGCCT